TGTTTTTAACCAATGCAATTCTATTCTTTGTAGCCCTAACATGTAATATGTTGGAGCCTGGGATAGATTATCAGCTTTTAGTTAAGGCGCTCACTGGTATATTCCTTATTATATACGCGCGTAACATAACAAGAAACCTTAGGGTAGTACAGCCGGGAAATGAATTCGTGAAGGTGCTAAACAGCATAGCGAATAGCAAGTATTTCCAACTTAAGAGAAAGATTAGGGACGGCAAATTTGAAATACCCTTAGAAGAAAAGGAGAAAAAAGATGGCGAACAGCAGTAAATTAGTACCGTTCATCCTACAGTGGGAAGGCGGTTTCGTTAACGACCCGGACGACCTGGGGGGCGCAACAAACAAAGGTATCACCATAGGCACATTCACCGAATACAAGAAGCGGAAGGGGCAAAAAGCCCCTACCGTCGACGACTTGAAAAACATATCCGATGCCGAATGGCACGATGTTTTCAAGTCCTTGTATTGGGATAGGTGGAAAGCCGACGAAATCAAAAGCCAGTCGGTAGCCAATATCTTAGTTGATTGGGTTTGGGCTTCCGGGTCGCACGGTATAAAGCGCCCACAACGTCTTTTGGGGGTCAAGGCGGACGGTATTGTAGGTAGGCAGACCATCGCAGCCCTTAACGCTATGGACGCGGCTACGCTCTTTAAAATGATTAAAGCCGATAGGGCAAAGTTCATAGACGAGATATGCAAGGCGCGGCCGAAGAATGAGAAATACCGCAAGGGGTGGATGAACCGTATTAATGCAATTCGTTATGAATAAATTACAAAAGATAATTATAGGCTTTGCAGTCCTTATGGTGCTGTTTGGTGCGGTAACCAAGATGGTAGACACCATAAGGAAGCAAAGAGCCGAAATAGGACGTTTAGAACGTAACGTTGAGGCGATGAACGACGCGCAGATAGAGTACAAAACAAAGCTCGGAGATGCGGCAGTGAAGCGTAAAGCCTTAGAGATGTCGCACAAGGAGCTAAAGAAGACGAACGCAGACCTATATAAAGAGGTGGACGCGCTTAATGTCCGGGTGAAGGACGCGCTTTCCGCAACCCGTACCGTTACCAAGACAGTAATAAAGGAGGTTGTGCGTACCGATACAGTGGCTGGCGAGTTGATAGCCGAATACCGGGACGCATGGAACACGATACAGGCGAGGGTTAAACGGGATAGCACGGAATTAAGCTACCAAGGTAGGGACACGATAACGGGTGTTATCATAGTCCGGAAGAAAAGATTCTTGTTTTTCAGATGGGGGGTCAAGGCTATAGAGCACGACGTATCAAACAAAAACCCCAAATCAAAGATAGATATAGACATAGCTGTAAGGCTAAAATAATTAGGAAATGGAGGGCTGTTAACAGTTCTCCATTTTTTTGTTAACATTCTTTAGACACAGCCTGCACAGTAGAAAAGCAGGTCTGTGCAGGTCTCTGTGCAGTCTAACTCCCTATATTATAATACATTATATATACTTGCACAGTAAACACAGTAAAAAGGGGGTAAATCATTATTTTGGAGAAAATAGCATTTACCACTATAGAACGGACTGTAAAAACCGATATATCCTATATTAAAGTTTAGAAATTTAGGTGCGTTTCTGTGCTGTGCAGTCTACGCCATTGGAAATCAGCACTTTAGCTTGCACTGGCTATTTCTTTACATC